AATGGTAAATTTATTGAGGTAAATTATGACGATTAATAGAGTAATTTTAGTAGGGAATTTAGGAAACGATCCTGAAATTAGGATAACTCCAGAGGGAAAAGAGATAGCAACTTTTTCTCTAGCAACTTCTGAGAACTGGAGGGATACATCAACTGGCGAACGTAAAGAAAGAACAGAATGGCACCGCGTGATTGTGTTCTCTCAAGGTTTAGTCGGTATAGTAAAGAGTTACGTCAAAAAAGGCACAAAACTCTACCTAGAGGGTTCACTTCAAACCAGAAAATGGACCGATAAGCAAGGAGTTGAGAAATATACAACCGAAGTAGCTCTTAATAATTTCAATTCAACTTTACATATTCTTGACTCCAAGAATACTGACACACATTGGCAGGAAAAGGCAGAAGATAAAAGCTGGAAAGATGCTTTACCCAGTAATAAAGAAAAGGCAGAAGTTGATGATGAGATTCCATTTTAACTAATCCTGAATTAAAGAAAGACTAAGAATATCAACTTAATAAAATTAACGGGAAAATGACAAAAATTACAAATATTAAAGATATTGAAGTTTTTGATGGTTATAGTTGGACAATTTATGATAAAGCCACGAACACAATAAGTTATGCATGTTCGGATAGAGGCTTTGTTTCTGAGGAGCCTAACGATTACTGGCAGCTTTGGATTAAACGAAATACCTTTGGCACAAAAGAATATGAAGAAGAGCAGCTTGGTTGGAAAGAGTATCAAAAAAGAAATATAGAGGCAGAACAACAATGGCAAGAAGAGGCCTAGGAAAGGAAGACTATTTTCACAAAAACTTAGCATCCATAATAAAAGGATATGAATCTTACGGCAAGTTAAATTGCTCTTGGTGGAGTTATGATGCTAGCGGAGAGAATAGAGCGCTCAAGACAGGACAATTATTAAAGGCAAAAGGGCTGCGTCCAGGAAAGGCGGATTATGAGTTTAGAAAACTAAAGGGTGAGATAATGTACCATATATACCTTGAATGTAAAACTGAAACAGGAAAGCAATCAAGTAGCCAGAAAGAATTTGAAGAAACTTGTAAGGAGTCTATGAATGATAAGTATTACATAGCAAGATCGATGGAAGATGCCATGAGTATTTTAGAAAAAGAAGGAATAATAGATTTGTTATAAAGATGACAGCCCAGATAATTAACATAAAAGATCTAAGGGAAATAAAAAACTTAAAAGATGAAATGAAAAAAGCAGATGAACCACATTATCAAGGTGAATTAATATGCCTAAACTGCCATGATAGAGCGCAGAACGTTTGGAACCAAAAGATTCCGCTAAGATATCTAATATGTCAACAATGTCGTGTTCAGGGCATGTTAATTGCTACAGGGGCAGAGTGGTTTTTATAATAAAAATTAATAAATTGACACTTAACCACAACAATATAATTTAGAAAATAATGTAGGACTAAAATAAGGCTTTCTTTTTGAATCATCTCCCCCTTTTTTATCCTGCGTTGTTTTCTAGTTTTTTGCATTGCTAGATCTATATTGATGTGAATAGGGCCTAGCCTCTTTCTTTGGAAGGGGGAGGGGGTTAGGCTTCAATTAAATTTATTATTAATGGACGCTGAAGAGAAGATAGTCGAAATAAAGAGAAAAAATGCTTTCAGTAATCATAAAAATATTTATATTTTAAAGCTAAGAATTAAGGAACTTGAAGAAGAGAATAAGTCATTAAAACAAAATTATGCTGTGGCTATAGGTACCATTGAGGATTTGATTAACAATGATGAAAACTACAGTGAGTAAGCGCCAGACAAGAATATGGCATTGTACATAAGAAATGTTATGTAAACTTATTTCCTTGAAAAATAAAAAATAAAATACTATGTTACGCATTAACTGTAGCAATACAGTTACTTTTATTTTAGTCCAAAATAAGCCAACTATGGTAATGTATACTAAATTATGAACTTAGTGTACATTGCTATAAGGATGTGTACTAAATAAAGATAGTGTAAATACGTTATAACCCATTATACGACGATAAACTTGTTATAAGTTTAATCTACAGTAGAATTCTTTTAGATTAAAAATAACAAACAAATTACATAAAATGAAAATAATACAAGCATTAAAAGAGATTCCTTTAATTGAGAAAAGGATTGAAAAAAATAATCAAGATATTCAGAAATATGCATCTTATTGTAACAAGATAGGCCCTTCTTTCAAAGATAAAAATGAACAAGAAAAACAGGTATTAGGCTTAATACAATCTACTATAGATCTTTGCAATAGAAGATTAGCTTTAAGAAAAGCTTTAGCTAAAACTAATGCAACCCTAACTTTGAAGATTGAAGATAAGGAGCTAACCATTGTAGAATGGCTTGAATATAATAACAAGGTAGGGCAACTTATTATTAATGCCTATAATGGCCTTAATAATGTTAACGGCATTAAGCAGATGAATGAGTCTGGAGGTGTTAATCAAAATGATGTTGAGCAGGCCTTAGTTGTAAGGTGCTTTGATGAAAAGAAAAAAAATTCTGGCTTAGAAGAAGCTCAACAAATTCTTGATAAAATTACTGGGGCTCTAGAGGTATTTAATGCTACAAATGATTTAATAGAACCGGTATAATGAGATTTATATTCAGTGTAAATTGAGAATATAAGGACGTTTTGGAGGTGAGCGTTATCATCTCTATAATTATACTGCAAACGAAATAGCTTAGGGAGCTATTATTACTTCAAGACTCAAGTTTTAAGTTTTAAGTTTTTTTTATAGTAAGACCCAAGACTAAAGTAGTAAGCATTATGGAAATCCAGGTTTAGTTAAGCCCTCTTTATGGCAACTCTATAACTACTGGCTGCTGAATATATTTAATTTAAAATGAAAAATGGCAAAGAAAAAAGGATCTCCAAAAACAGGTGGTAGAAAAAAAGGAACGCCAAACAAAGTTTCAACTAACGGCAAGAAAGCAATTCAAGAAGTATTTGAAAACCTAGGTGGCGCTGAAGGATTAAAGATGTGGGCAATGAAGGATGAAAGAAATTTGGAAGCCTTCTATACTAAAATCTTCCCAAGAGTTGTGCCAACTGCTCTTGCTAATGATGAAGAAAGACCCCTACTCCCTTCTCTTAACATTATGTTAAGTTCTGATGGATAATACGGCTGAGGAAATTAACCTAAGCTTACATCCCAAGCAATCACAATGTTTTCTAAGTGATGCAACAGAGATATTATATGGTGGTGCTGCAGGAGGTGGTAAAGCAGAGAGACTAACTAATCTTATAGCAACTCCTTCTAAATTTACTCAAATAGGCGATCTAAAAGTAGGTGATGAGGTTTTTAATAGCAAAGGCCAGATAACAGAGATTACTGCTGTACATGAGGTAAATCAAAATCCTGATTGTTACAGTGTGATATTTAATACAGGAGAATCTATAGATTGTGATGCAAATCACCTCTGGGTTACGATGAATGATAAAGAAAGGGAGCAGGCATTAAGATTAACCCCAGAGTTTAGGCAAAGAAGAAGAAAAAATAGAGCAAGTAGAGCGTTAGAGAATCCTAAAAAAAAATCATCTCAAATAAATATAACTAACTTAAATCAAGAAAGAGAGTATATTTATAAAGAACCTCCATTGGGAAAAGAAAGAACAACGAAAGAAATTCTAAAAACTTTAAAGATAAAGCATGGTAAAATAGAAAGACCTAATCATTCAGTAGATGTTTGTGGCGCATTAGATTTGCCAAGACAAGATTTATTAATATCGCCTTATTTACTAGGCTTATGGTTAGGTGATGGTTGTAAATCTACAGGGTTAATGGGTATGTTGGAGTCTGATCTTAGAGAATGCTTAAAACATGCTCCAGAAGAAATTGAGTATGAAAGATTGCTTAAAGGCTATAAGCAGCCTTATCTTAGAGTTAAAATTAAATATTTTAAAGATTACCTTAAATTATTAGGGATTCTAGGTAAAAAAAGAATCCCAACCCAATATCTAAGAGCATCAATAGAGCAGCGAAAAGAGCTTCTACAAGGTATAATGGATACAGACGGCTCTTGCGATAAGAGGGGTCAGTGTGAATTAGGATTATCAGATAGAGATTTAATAGAAGATGTACATGAACTAATATCATCATTAGGAATAATAGCAACCATAAGAACTAAAGAGTTAAGTAAAAAAAATCCAAAATATAAAGATAGCCATAGGCTTAAATTTGTAGCAGATTTTCCAGTATTTAAGATCAAGAGAAAGCTAAATAGACAAAAGATGACAGATCTAAGGGCAACTACAAAAAGAAGATATATTGTAGATGTGAAGCCTATTCCAACAGTACCTATGCGCTGTATTACCGTAGCATGTCCAACAGGAACATATTTAACAGGCAGATCTTTTATTCCCACTCACAATTCCCACGCAATGCGCGTAATAGCGCTAGCATATGCATTAGAAATTCCTAATATACAAATATATCTTTTCCGTAGACTATCAGAAGATCTTAAGAAGAACCATTTAGATGGGCCAAGTGGTTTTGCTAACCTACTCTCCCCTTTTGTTAACTCTGGTGGCGTTAAAATTAACTACAGCTCTAACCAAATAGTTTTTAGTAATGGTAGCAAAATACATCTATGTCACTGCCAACACGAAAAAGATAAAAATAAATATCAAGGTGTAGAAATTAATGTATTGCTAATAGATGAGCTTACACATTTTACTGAAGATATATATAAATTCCTAAGATCACGTGTTCGTCTTGGGTCATTAGACGTTCCTGAAAAATATAAAAGCAAGCTTCCTAAGATAATTGCCTCCTCTAACCCTGGTGGCATAGGTCATGACTTTGTAAAGCACACCTTTATTGACAATAAGGATCCTATGAAGGTTTACCAAGTTCCTGATGAAGAAGGTGGAATGTTAAGGCAATTTATTCCTGCTAAATTGATTGACAATCCAACAATGCAGGAAAACGATCCTCTATATTCAGCCAAGCTTCTTGGTTTAGGTGGGGCTATGGCTAAGGCTATGCTTGAGGGTGATTGGGATGCAATAGAAGGTGCCTATTTTGATAGATGGGATAAAGATAAACATGTGATAGATTCATTTATCATCCCTGCTGGTTGGTTTAAGGTCAGGGCCTTTGATTGGGGATATTCTGCGCCGTTTTGTACGTTATGGGGAGCAATAAGTGATGGCAGCATTATAAATATCAATGGAAAGCCTATAGTTTATCCACGTGATTCAATAATAATTTATAGAGAATACTATGGAACCACAGGAAAACCGAACCAAGGAATAAAGTTAACCGCAGGAGAAGTTGCAAAAAACACGAGGCAGATGCAAATAGGAGAAGAGATGGGAATACAGGTTGCTGATCCTGCTATATTTGATGTAAGTAGTGGTATTTCACTTGCTGAACAGATGGCTAAAGAAGGAGTTTTGTACCATCCAGCTGATAATAAGCGTATTGCAGGATGGCAACAAATTAGAGATAGACTTATGGGAGTTGATGGAAAACCCCTACTCTACATTATGAATACATGCAAGAACCTAATTAGAACTTTACCAATAATGCAATATGACAATACTCGTCCTGAGGATTTAGATACTAAAATGGAGGATCATGCGGTGGATACATTAAGATATTTATGTATGAGTCGCCCTATTACTATTGATTTACCAAAAGGTCCTCTGGAGATCGCTGATCAGTGGCATAAAGATTTCAATCCTAAGAATGTGCGTGCTCAAATCAAAAGAAAAAACAATAAGAAAAGCTTTGAATAGCTGGGACGGCAGGATTCGAACCTGCGCATGGCGGGATCAAAACCCGCTGCCTTACCGCTTGGCTACGTCCCAAAATTTACTTGCAAATTAAAATTTTTCATATAATAATAACACGCAAATCCTAATTGTACAAGGCTGACATGCGTTGTTTATCGTAAAGGATGATAAAAGAAGAACGATAAACAAGCTTTAATGTCAGAAGTACAAGTAGAATCTCAACAAGACCTTACCACTAGTAAAGGCGATTCAGCCTTAGTTGATATCTGGACAAGAGAAATAGAAAGCGCTGATAAGAATGAAAAAACATGGCGTGCTGAAGCTGCAAAATATTTAGATATCTACAAAGATCAACACGGTAATAACAAGCGTTATAATATTTTCTGGGCCAATACTCAGACCCTACGCCCTCTTGTATTTTCTAAACTTCCTGATCCAAACATAACTCGTCGATATTTAGATAAAGACGAAGATGCTAGAATTGCATCAGAAATGATGGAAAGAGCTGTTAGTTATTGTTTAGAAGATGGTGATGTGAAGTCAGTATTTAATAAAGTTAGAGATGATTTTCTAATTTGTGGCCGTGGTATTTCAAGAGTTGTTTATGATCCAGGTGAGATTGTTGAAATTTCTAAAAAAACAATTGATGAAGAAGGTAATGAAATAGAGTCTGTAGAAGAAGATGTAGATTATAGCTCAAAAAAGGTTCGTGTTGAATATGTGAAGTGGGAAGATTTTAGAATTTCTCCAGAGACAGTATGGGAAGATGTAAGATGGATTGCCTTTAGACATAAAATGACTAGAGAGCAATTAGTTGATAAATTTGGCTCTATTGGTAGTGAAGTTAATCTGACTCAAAGTAGCATAAAAACAGAAGAAGGCTATGTTAAGGATGAAAGTGATTTATTTAAATTTGCTGAAGTTTGGGAAGTATGGGATAAGAACAAAAGAGAGGTTGTTTGGTTAACAACTGGCCTAGCCGGTCAAGTTCTTAGTAAAGATGAAGATCCATACAATTTAGATGATTTCTTCTGTATTTCTAAACCTTTGGGCTGTGATTCTGACCCTTCTAGTTTAATTCCTGTGCCTTTGTATAGAATGTATAAATCGCAGGCAGAAGAATTAAATGAGATCGATGATAGAATTAGATCTCTAGTTGAGCAGGTAAAATATACCGGTGTTTATAACTCAATTGCTGAAGGCTCTGATATTGAGAACTTATTAAATGGCGATGATGGTGAATTTTCCCCTCTGAAAGGCGTGCAGCCTGGAAGCAATATTAAAGATGCAATCTTTACCAAGCCCATTGTTGATATTATTAATACTATTGCACAGTTAAACGATCAGAAAGCTCGTGTTATTAATAACATTAGAGATATTACTGGCCTTTCTGATATTGTTCGCGGCACTAGTTTTGCAAGTGAAACTGCAACTGCTCAAAGATTAAAGGGTGATTTTGCAATTTCTCGCATTCAACCACTACAAGAAGAAGTTGAAATTAATATAAGAAATACAATTCGTCTAATGGCAGAATTAATTGTCGAGAATTACTCGGCAGTTGAGTTGGCTAAGATGACAAACCTTAAGATAGTAGATATTCAAAGTATTCAGGAAGTTGCTGCAGCTAAACAAAATGCATTGTTAGGTGAAGCACAATCTCTGATTGACCCTCAAGACCCAGAGGCACAGCAAAAAATGGCGAGGCTGCAACAAGAAGCAGCCGAAGGTATGAGAAAAACTCTCAAGAAACCTCTGGAAGATCTTAAGGGATATGCAGTAACTCCTGAACAGCTAGAGAAGCTGGACGTTATTATCAAGAATGATAGGCTCCGTGATTTCTCAATTGATATTGAAACTGAAAGTACTGTAAGAGTAGATCAGTCTCAAGAAAAGCAAGACAGAATAGAGTTCGTCAACGCTGTTACCAGTTTCTCTAGCGCCCTATTCCCTCTTTTACAAAATAACATAATTAACAAATCTGCATTTAATGAATTTCTAGGTTTTATTAGCCGTCCATTCAAAGTTGGGCGTAATTTAGAAGAGTTCTTGGTGCCAGAAGAGGAAGAAGAAGCCCCTCAACAACCATCAGCTGAAGAAATACTAGCGCAAGCTGAGAATCAGAGAAGAGATTTAGAGATGCAATTAAAGGCCCAGGAAGTCGATATCAAACAGCAAGAAGTAAATATTAAGAAGGCTGAGCTCCTTCAAGATCAAATTCAATTTGAAGATAAAATAGAATTTGAAGATGTAAATAAAGAGGCTGACAGAAGAGCTAAATCTGCAGATCAACTTGCTAAAGTCGCTAATGACAGAGTATCAAACTTAATTAGGGAGAGTGATCTAGTATGACAAAAGAACTAATGAGAAACATGGAAGGTCGCTACGAATATATTGAGAAGAAGGATCAAGAAATAAAGGACTGGAATGATCCTGAGTTAATTAATTTTATGAGATCTGTTACAGCTGGAAACTTTGTTTCTGATGAACAAAAAGCGGAAGAAATAAAGAATTATAAAAGTAAGAAGAAACAAGGTGAGGATCTAACTGTAGATGGATATATTAATAAACATGGTGGCATAGAGAGTAATGTTGATGGTAGTATACATACCTCAAAATCCTCTTATATGGAGCACCTAAAGGCAAATAATTGCACAATAAAGGATTGGTAATATGGCAACAAACCAAGGAAACATAATAGCAGCGATTGAAACTTTAGTCTCAAAGACGGGGCTTAATTATAGTGAAGCTATATTAGAGCTTGCCGCCAACCAAAGTATAACAAACACCAATGTTACAGGTGCCTTAACAGAATATTTACAAAGCAACCTTTCTAGCTCCAAAACCAATATCAATGAATTACTGGCTGAATATTCAGCTACTCATTTTGATGGAAACATTAATTCTATCAATGACTTAACTTTGGGCATAGGTAGCTCCAATAATTGGAATAGCATTTCCACAAATTGGGAGAGCCTATCAAGCAATTGGGAAAGTTTAACTTAAATTAATAAATTTTTTAGCTATGGCAGCACTTACAGGAAATACAGTAGCAAATACATATAAAGACTTACTACAAGTTAGTAATAGCAACTCGGGTATCGATGCAACCCTTAGAGCAGTATCCGATGGAGAAGATACAAGTAGCCCACTTCAATTATCGTCTTCTGACGTAGCACATACCGGTCTAACAGCATCAGAACTTGTGGCGACTGGCGCTTCAAAGGAATTTGTTTCTCTTGCGGTGGCAACCTACCCTTCTCTAGCAGAATTAGCTTATGTTAAAGGTGTTACAAGCGCTATCCAAACTCAGATGGATGCAAAAGTATCAACCACTCTAACAGATACTAATATCTTAGTTGGTAACGGCTCAAATGTCGCAACAGGAGTGGCAATGTCCGGAGATGCAACACTTGCCAATACTGGTGCCATAACAATTGCTTCAGATGCAGTTACTTATGACAAGATGCAAGATACTTCTGGTACTGACGTTATATTAGGTAGGTCAACCGCTGGGGCTGGAACTATAGAAGAAATTACTTGCACCTCAGCTGGTCGAGCACTTTTAGATGATGCTAATGCTGCTGCCCAAAGAACAACTTTAGGACTAGTACCTGGGACAGACGTTTTGGCTAATGTTGTAGAAGATACAACTCCTCAATTAGGTGGACAATTAGATGTAAATGGTAACGCTTTAGGTGATGGTACTAACGAATTATTAAAATTCACTGAAACTGGAAGCGCGGTAAATGAATTCACAATTGTAAATGCTGCAACTGGTAATGCACCAGCTTTACAGGCAACGGGTGACGATACAAATATTGATATCCAATTAACCCCTAAGGGAACCGGCGTTGTTAAAGGCGTTTCTATCCCTTTCACATTTGCTCTTTCTGATGAAACGACAGCAATTGAAACAGGAACTGCTAAATTAACTTGGAGAACTCCTTATGCCTGCACAGTTAATGATGTTAGAGGCTCTCTTTCAACAGCTTCTTCCTCAGGCACCCCGACTTTCGATATTAATGAAGGTGGCGTATCTATTCTTTCTACAAAATTAACAATCGATGCTAATGAAAAAACTAGCACTACAGCTGCGACTCCCGTTGTTATTAGTGACTCTTCATTAGCAGATGATGCTGAAATTACTTTCGATATTGATACAGCTGGAACTGGGGCAACTGGCGCTAAAATAACAATGTATTTAACTAGGACTTAATTTATGCCTTATTTAGTAAATCCATATCTATTTGTTGATGTTTCTGTTACCTGGCGAGCAGGTGGATCATTATCTACTGGTAGAAACAACCATGTTGCAGGTGGAACATTATCTGCTAGCTTTGTTGCAACAGGCAGGGTTACTGGCGGTAGTAATACTACTTCTACCGAAGAATATAATGGTTCTAGCTTTTCAAGTGGAGGAGCCGTTTCAACTGCGGTAAGGGGGCTATCTGGATTTGGAACATTAACTGCTGGTGTAAAAGCTGCTGGTTGGACGGGCGCTGTTTCTAGTGATGTAACTGAAGAATATGACGGTACAAGCTGGAGCGGTGGCGGAACTTTAGCAACCGGCATTGCAAACCCCACAGGATTTGGAACATTGTCAGCAGGTGTTAGCACTGGAGGTAATGGAACAAACGCAACAGAAGAATATAATGGTACATCATGGAGTAGTGGCGGTGCATCATCATCTAATCATGAAAGTCCCGCTGGAGCAGGAACATTATCTGCTGGTCTTGTTATTGCTGGTGCTAGTGGCGCAAGAATTACAACATGTGAAGAATATAATGGTACAAGTTGGAGTAGTGGCGGCTCTATTACAACTGCAACTAGAGATCTTGGAGCATTTGGGACACAGACGGATTCTATTATGTTTGGGGGAAATGATACTGGTGGAGAATTAACTACAGCTGAATCTTACGATGGTAGTACTTGGTCTGGTATTGATTCTTTAGCTACAGCTAGAAGCGATACTTATGGATGTGGTAGCACTACAGCAGGGTTTGCTACAGCTGGTGGTGCCAGTTATTTAGCTTCAACGGAGGAGTATTCTTAATGAAAGTTTTTGAATTAAAAGAAAAAGTAATCTCTGGCTTAATTAGTCATGAGGATAAAGAGTCTTTAGGCTTATCTTTCCGATTATTTGTAGATAAGTTTTTGGTTGTAGAAGGTGAGAACGAAAATTCCTGGACGCCTAGTATTTCTTGCGACGAAGTATCTAAAGAATACGCGCAATCTGAATTGGATAAAAATACATATACAGATCCAGAAACCGGAGAAGTAGTAAATTTAATTATATGATTACATTAAATAAATACGCAAGCGATTCGCTACAAAGCATAAAGAATAGTAACTTCTTATCAGAAGAAGATTTCAACGCTATTCAAACCATGCAAGAAGAGCTTCAAGATACTTATGAGAAGCGTCAAATCTGGAGAACAGAAACAGAGATGATGGTTTCTGTTTTAAATAATGTTAAATTCCCTACTAAGGCATCTAAATATTGGCAAGCTGTTAAGGAGCAAGCTGTATTCTTTGAGAATCTTGCTACCCTAAGTTTCGAGTATCAACGCAATATATTACAAGTAAAACGCATTCTAAAGAAGTTGGAAACAACTGAAGATGAACTAGATAGAGAAGAATTAGAAATAGATTTAAAAGAAGCTGAGTTTAAGAAGAAGAATATGGAGATTGCAGCAAAAGACAGAATGAGAGAGCTTAAACTTTGGAGTAAAATAAAGGATGAATTAAACGATGGGAGTTTTGATGATAAGGATGTTAACAATCATCAATTAATAAGTTACGGACAAAGATTTATCAACGAGGCTTTACTTGCTGGAAACAATGGCAGCCCTTCTGAGAATAGAAATATACAAGGATTGGTACAAACAACTCTAAAGGCTTGTCAGGAAAAAGGTGTTATGGATAAGGTACTCGAAGGATTACCTGAGGAACATTTAAAGATTTTAGAGCGTTCAAACGTGCTAAAATCATTAGATAATTCTTGACTTTTAACACTATATATAGTAGTTTTTTCTTATAATTACTACTACATATAGTGTTAATGATTAAAAATAGTATTTTATATGAATCAAGAAACTCTACAAGAAAATTCAGCTGATTTAGCTATGGAGCAAGCGGTTACTCAGATGTTTGAAAACCAGGATACTCCTACGCAAGAATCTAAAGAAGAATCTGCAGAGGTAGAAGAAATAAATACTGAAGCTGAAGATGATAATATAGAGCCTCAAGAGACAGTAGGGGCTAATAATGATGAACAAGAGATAACTGATGTTGAGGAAAGTGACCTTGATAAAGAGCTTAGCGGCCATGTTAAGGAATTTAAAGATCTCGTCAAATCAGTAGAGGACCCTGAACTAAGAGAAAAGCTAATAAATGCAGGCAAGAAATCGCGTGCTGATTTAGATAGAAAGCGCTTAGAATTAGGCGAATCAAAAAAAATTATAGATGTTTTGGAAGATGCAATTCAAGCAAATAATCTTGGCTATTCTAAGCAACAATATGCTCAGATGGTTAAGAATTATGCAGATTTTGAAGCGCTGACTGCAAGAGATCCTAGACAGGCAATAGAGTTGTTAGCAAAACAAACTAATGTTGACCTAACAAACTTTGGTAAATCTACTGTTTCGGAAAGTGAAATTGATGATGAAGATTACAGAACTCCGGAAGAGATTAGATTATCAAATGAATTATCAGATATTAGAAATAAACTCGAATCATTTGAACAGCAAAAACAAAAAGAGCAGCAAATCTCAGCTAAGAAAGAAATAGAAAATTTCTCTCAAGCGAAAGATGCCAATGGAAATCTTAAGCATCCTTATTTTGATAGAGTAAGGCATAATATGGCCCTATTCTTCAATGATTCCAATCCTGATATGACGATGGAAAAAGCCTATCAAAAAGCTGTGCTTCTTGATGACGAGCTTGCGTCTGTTAGAGAGGAAGAGATCTTAAGAAAAGCTGAAGCAAAAAGACAAGCTGAAATACAGAAGGCTAAAAAATTAAAAAAACAGTCTTCTAAAGGCAGCTCTGTCAAAGCTTCAACTACTGATCCTGAGGCCGCTACTGAAGCTTTTATTAGAAGCTTGTATAGCTAAGAAATAATTTGAGTGAAACTAATATCTATTAAGACAATTTTTAATAGATAAGTAAAAATGACTAATCCAAACGTTTCACAAATTTTGACTACTACCTTGGATAATTACAAGGCTAGTATTACAGATAACGTTATCAATAATCACCCGCTTTTAGTTAAAATGCAGGAGAAAGGTAACATTATCAAAGAATCAGGTGGTGCTTCTTTCCAAGAAAAACTATCTTATGCATCTAACGGAACTGTTCAATTCCAAGGCGAGTATGATACTTTTGACACAACTGTTCAAGACGTATTAACTTCTGCTGAATTCTCTCAGAAAATCCTTACTGGTACAGTAACTATGTCTGGTAAAGAAATGAAGCAAAACGCAGGCGCTGAAAGAATCGTTCCTCTTCTTAAAAACAAAATGAAAGTTTTAGAAGCTTCTTTGAAAAACCAATTAGGTTCTTCAATTTACGCTGATGGAACTGGATCTGGTGGAAATGAAATCGGCGGTTTACAATCTTTAGTTGCTGATGATCCAACTACTGGTACTGTTGGTGGCATTAACAGAGCTAGCTACTCTTTCTGGCAGAACAAGTTGTATGACTTCTCTGTAGAAACAGTAACTCCTTCTGCTACTACTATCCAAAGCGCAATGAACACTCTTTACATTCGTTGCCAAGTACAATCAGGTGAATTACCAGATTTGATTGCAGCTGACGCTACTTACTTCGGATACTACGAAGATTCTCTTCAAACTATCCAAAGAATCACTGATGGTAAACTTGGTCAATTAGGCTTCGCTGTTGTTAAATACAAAGGCGCTGACGTATTCTACGATCCTGAGGCTCCATCTGCGCACATGTACTTTATCAATTCAGATCATATCTTCCTTAAATACTTAGGTGATTCATTATTTGAAACTGGTGAAACTACTCGTCCTGTTAACCAAGACGTGTATGTAACTCCACTTGTATTTACTGGAAACATGACAATTGATAACGCTCGTGTACACGGTGTAATGATTGCATAGGTTATTAACTAATAAATAAGGATTAAAGAAATGTCTGATTTTAAAAGCATTGAACAAACAGTTTATAGCCAAGCTATAGACGAAACTTCATCAACTGCTCAAGTTCAACTAGGAACTATTATTCGCGCTGTGGATAAAGCTTCTACTGACTATGGCGTTGGTGAGTTTATTTACTTAAAAGGCGTTGCTTCAACTGTTGTTGGTTCAACTGTTACTTATAACGCTGACGACTTCTCAACTGCCTTAGCTGTTGCTGATGCTGTTGGACCAGTTGCTTTTGCAATGTCTGCAAACGTTGCCGACCAGTATGGTTGGTATCAAATCAGTGGTAAAGCTGTAGGTAAAGTACTTGCCAGCTTCGCTGATAATGCTGATTGCTACCTAACTGCAACTGCCGGCTCTATTGATGATGCTGACGTTGCTGGTGATTACATCAGAAGATGTAAAGGTGCGTCTGCAATTGACACTCCTTCAACTGGACTTGCTGAGTTAGAAATCGCTCGTCCTGAAGTTGCTGATGGCAAAGATAACTAATCTTTAGCTATTCACTGGGAGGGGGGAGAAATCTCCTCTCCTTTTAATAATAACAAATTAAATAAATAAGACTATGACAGAAAAACTAGTGTTAGATATAACAAATCCTCAGGAACAATTGGCAATTTATGGTAAGCAAAGAGTAGGCTTTTATGATGGCTTTAAGAATGGTGAACCACGCTTATACATATATATTGAATCAGGTGAGGATAGATATTCTGTTGTAAGAAGAAGATCTGGTGAAAGAAAAGTTCCAGATAGTTATGGTGATAAAGTAGCTGTAGATGAAAAAACATTATTCAAAAGAGCTTATGACAAGTATGTAGCTTTTAAAGCTGTTAATGGCGTTGAGCAAGAGCCTGCTGTCAAAAAAGTAAAAGAAGCCCCAGCAGAAAAACCAACCATTGAAGAAGCTACTATTGAAATCAAAGATTCTGAAGAAAAAAGAAGTGCTGCTGAGCTAAAAGCTGAGCTAGATAAGCTTGGAATTGAATATAAAGGAAATGCCTCAAAAGCATCTTTAATAGAATTATTAAATAAATTTAAAGAGGAATAAATATAAGTGACTCTGCTATCAATTGCACAAGACATTTTAAAAGAAACCAAGAGCTCTAGTGTACCAAGCACTATTATTGGTAATAACGAAGATTCTGCTAAGCAGGTTTTACAAGCTATAACAATAGCTATCACTAATTTGTCTAGATCATTTGATTGGCAAGAGTTACAAAAAGAACACACGTTTTCTAGTGTTGCCTCAACTGCCACATATGCCCTACCGAGTGATTTCGATAGATTTATTGATAATACTTTTTGGAATACAACACAACAAAGAAACGTTATTGGCGCTATGACTCCTGAAGAATGGAGAATATTAAATAACGCCACAATCACTGGAGCAACAGTTAATGACTACTTTAGAATAAGGCAGGATTTAATTGTTTTATACCCTACTCCATCAGCTGTAGAAAGCTTCATTTTTGAATATATTTCTAATGAAATTGTAGAAGATAGTGGTGGAACTGGCCAAACAGGATGGCAAGCTGATACTGATGTTCCTGTTATTGACGATTACATATTAAGATTAGATGCGACTTGGAGGCTGCTTGCTATGCAAGGGCGTCCTTATGCGGAAAAGCAGAGGGAGCTAGATTTAGCCTTGGCAGAACGAGTCTCAATTAATGGTGCTAACAAAACTATTACACATGTGAGAAGATCTACCTTTGATAAATCTAGAATTGGTTATCCAACTCTAGTTACAACTTCATAGTGGTAGTATTTACAAGACGAGATTATTTAGGTTTAGAGCAAGAAAGAAGTGGTCAGGCTGCAAGAGTCAATGTTTCCTCACCTTCTGGAGGTTTGAATACTAGAGACGCAGAAAGCCAGATGGAGGCAACAGATGCTGTATTAATGGAAAATTGGTTCCCTGATCAAGGTTCAGTTAGTACAAGAAAAGGCTTTAGTGAACATGCAACTGGATTAACTGGCGAAGTTGAAACCCTGATGGAATATAATTCAGGTACTACAAGAAAATTCCTTTGCGCAAATTCTGATGAAATCAATGATATTACAAATCCAGCAAGCATCTCAAATCTAGCTTCAGGTAAAAGTAATGCTAGATGGCAATATGTTAACTTTAACGCTCAGTTATTGATGCTTAATGGTAACGACACCCCGCTTACTTATGATGGCTCTACATTATCTAATAGTACAATTTCAGGATCAGGATTAACCCCTAGCGATCTAGACGGCGTTAATGTTCATAAAAACAGGGTTTATGTTTGGGATTCTGACGCACAAGATTTTTGGTATGGCGCAACAAATGCAATTGGCGGCACATTTACTAAATTCCAATTATCAAGAGTGGCTCCTTTTGGAGGTAACTTAGTTTCTATGGTAACTTGGAACTTAGATGGCGGCGATGGCGTTGATGATTATGCCCTATTCCTAATGTCTAGTGGTGATGCAATTCTTTACCAAGGATCTGACCCTGGAGATGCCTCTAATTGGTCATTAGTTGGAACATATAAGATTGGAAGGCCGCTATCAATTCGTGGCGTTAAGAAAGTCGCTGGTGATGTGGTAATTATTACAGATCAAGATTTTGTATTCTTTTCAGAAGTATTTAAAAATGATGGCGCCGTTACTAATCGCTCTAAATTATCTGGAGCAGCATTAGAAGCGGCCACTCTATATTCAAGCAATTATGGATGGGAAGTTGAATTATATCCAAAAGGTGGTTGGTTACTATTTAATGTACCCAAAGCTACTAATTCTAACTATGTTCAATATGTAATAAATACTATTACCGGCGCTGCAACTAAATTTACCGGAATGAATGCCAGAACATGGGGCCTTTATAATAACGATCTTTATTTTGGCGTTCAGGGTAAAGTTTATAAAGCTGATGATGGATTTGATGACGATGGCAACTTTATTGTATGTGATATTCAAGCAGCCTATAGCAATTTAGGAACTCCAGCAGAAAAAACAATGAATTCTTTCAGGAATGTAATTCAGATAGATGGAAATGTAAGTCTAAACACAATTGTAAATTTTGATTATGGTATTGGCACAACAAGCCAAACCACATCATCAACTTCATCAGGAAGCCCATGGGATACGTCCGCTTGGGATGTAACTCCATGGTCTCCTGAAAATCAAACAAGAAGTAATTTAGTTTTATCCTCTGGCGAAGGCGTAGCTATTGGCATGAGGATTAAAACAAGTTTAAAAGGGCAACAGCTGTTCTGGTTTAGAACAGACTATAGTGTTAACGTTAATAATATAATATAGATATGGGATTTGGAAGTAGTTTTAAAAAAGCAGCTGGAGGTATTTTAGGCTCAATTCCGGGCGGCGAATCACTAGCAGCAACCGGTGCACTAGACACTTTAGGAATAGGAGAGTCTATTGAAGATTTTAATGCAAGAAGAAAGGCTAAAGGATTATCAACAATATCGACTCCTGAGCAATTAACCGCAATGAATGTATTTAAAAATTTATCAAGAGAACAACAAAAAGACTTATTAATAAATAATCCCAACATCGAAACGGCCTTAGGTAGTCAATTCTTCGATCCGTCAACCAATACTATCCGATTAGAGGAAAGTCCGTTTACAGAAAGCCAAAGATTAAGACAAGAATCTTTGGCTTCTGCACTTTCCTCTTCCCTTTCTGGCAACCTGCCGGGAGTTGATGCTGAGGCGCGATTTGAAGAAGGAAGACAATTGTTCCAAAGAGACTTTGATGAACAAAGAGATAGGTTAAAACAAGAGCTTGCTGATCAAGGAATCCCTGCTGGTAGTGAGGCATATAATCAAGAATTTAATCGTTTAGAAGGACAGCAAAATAGACAGTTAAGAGAATTGCAAAGAGAAAGTGTTGCCACAGTTGAGGCACAAAGGGCTGCAAGGTTTAACGAAATCGCCTCCTTGCTTAATACCCAGCAAGTTGGAGGTATTGGCTTTAATCAGTTCCAGCCAAGAGCAAGCGGCTTAGATTTATTTGGTGCTGAACAGGCTGGATTAAATAGAGCTTTCCAAGCTGATCAAGCAAGAAAAGATAGAAGAGAGCAAAGAAATGCTGCATTAATTGGCGCCCTAGGAAGTACTGGTAGCTCCGCTATTGCAGCGGCGTTTTCTGACATACGCCTAAAAGAAAATATCGAACAAGTAGGAGTCTCACCAAGCGGAATACCAATCTTTGAATTTGAATATAAGGATAAGAAATATGGCGAATTCCGCTATGAAGGCGTAATGGCTCAAGACGTAGAAGAGATAAACCCTGATGCCGTAATAACTCTAGAGAACGGCACTAAGGCAGTTATTTACGCTATGATTGACGCAGATTTCAGGAGGGTCCAATAATGACAGTAGATAGAAGAGTATTACAACAAGCTTTAGCTGAAGCGGGTCAAATCTCACAAAGAGCTGAGCAAGGCATTGGATTTGATCCAAGGGGTGGATATGGTGTATTAGCCGCGCAACTTGGAAATGCAGCTATTGGGGCTTTTGCACAGAACAGAGCTCGTAAGAAATTAGCTGAACAAGAAAGACAAAGTCAACTAGCTTTTGCTTCAAATGCTGGCATTGATCCTGAGTTAGCTAAACAATTATCTCCAGAAACTAGAGAGGCTTTTGTGGCTAAACAGTTGCTTGGTAGCCTAGAATCCCCTACTCCGCTTAGTAATATTGGTAAAATTCAATCTGACTTAGATGCTGGCCTAATTAGCCCTGAACAAGCTGATTTAGCAGTACAAAAAGCAACTTCAACAAAACCTTTGGTAGAAGTAAAAACCGGCGAATTGGAATCATCTTTCAAGAAAGAATCTGGCAAAAGTAAAGCTGTTAGACTGAATAATATTCTAGAGCAAGGTGATAATGCCGCTAAATTTAATATTAACCTAGATGCTATTGAAAGTGCTTTAGATGACGGTGCTTTTGTTGGACCTGGCGCTTCTAAGGTTGCAACTCTTAATGAATTTTCTGCAGCATTTGGCCTTCCATCTGATTTAGATAAAGCTGCTAATACTAGAATCATTCAACAAAGAGTCTCTGACTTAACAATCCAGGCTACTGGTAAGCTAAAAGGTGCAATTTCTGAGAAGGAATTGGATCTAGCTAAGAAAACTATATTTGAATTAGGCACTTCTGAGTTAGCAACCAAAAAAGCAATAGGCGTTCTTAGAACTTTAAGTAGTTATGACCAAAAACTTGCTGACCTTGCATCTGACCTAGAATCTGAAGGTAGGTTTACTACTGACTTTAGAGCTGAGAAGAAGAAGTTTGATCGTCAGTTTAGGAAGGATTTTAGGGCGCAGCTTAAGGAGGCTGGTAAGTCTGAGAAGGGTCGCAATCTAAAAAGTTTATCAAATGATGAAATAAACCAGAAATTAATTGAATTTGGAATAAGGCCTTAAAATGACAACACTCTCAAGAACACAAATTTTACAAGAAGCGGTTAGACGAGGTTTAGTAACTCCTGAGAAAGCTGCCGTAATAAAAGAAGCAGAAAGACGCGGCCTACTACAAGGCGCAGGCACTAAAGTTGCACAAGCTGGAACCGCCGCAACATTTATCGATAGCCTAAAAGAAGGAATCCTAGAAATAGGCCCTGGCTTAGGTGAACTTGCAGCTGGCGCATTCCAAAGAGGCGCTGAACTTGCAGGAAGAGAAGATCTTTCAAGAAAGGTTGGGGCTCAGGTTGCTAGAGAAAGAGAAGGCCTGACTACCGCTCAAAAGATTGGTAGAGGTGCTGGTCAAATAATTGGAACAGCTCCTGTTGGTGCAGGACTTGGCGCATTAAAAGGTGCTGCCCTTGCGGGAGGCACAGTTGCCGGCTTAACTCCAACTCAAGAAGGTACTTTAGAAGCGGCTGCAAAACAAGCTGCTATTGGCGCTGCTACTTCTGTAGCAACTGCTGGCGCCCTTAGAGGTTTAGGTAAAACAGCCAAAGGAGTTAAGAAGCTTGTTAAAAAAGAAGTTAATCCAAAAGTTACCTCCGATGATCTAAGAAATATAGCAAGTGCTACATATAAAGAAGCTAATGATAAGGGTGGAGTTTTAAGAGAAAACGTCACCAATAAATTCATTAACAATGTTAAGAAGCTAACTCCTCAAACAAAAGAAGCTAGATTATTAACTGGAGATGATAGCTTCACAAAATTAGTTAATGATATTGACCAATTAAAGAATAGAAAAATATCCCTACAAGCCGCTCAAGAAATCGATGAAATCTTAGGCGATAGAATTGATTCTTTGGTTGATAAAACAACTGGAAAACTAACAAAAGAAGGTTTTAAGATGCAAAAGATTCAAGATGCTTTCAGAAAATCCATAGAAGATGTTAAGGCAGAAGATGTGGTTGGAACTAAAGAGGGATTTGAAGCATTAAAAAGAGGCAGAAAGATCTGGGCTAAATCAGCAAAACTTAGAGATATTGAAAAAATCATAACAAGAGCTGAGCTTAGTGATAACCCAGCAACTGCAATTAAGAGTGGCTTTAGAACATTAATTAGCAACCCTAATAGATTAAGAGGATTTTCTGCACAAGAGAAAAAGTTAATTAAAGAAGCGGCTCAAACTGGTGTTGTCGGTGATACCCTTAGAACTTTTGGAAGCAGATTAATTCCAATTGGAACATTTGCAAGTGGCAGCGGTATTGCATCTACTACAATGAGTCAAGCTGCAAGCTCTGCTATTAGAAATGCTTCTTCAAGATCTCAGATATTAAAAGCTGATAAAGTAGCTGAAGAAATAGTGAAATCCGCCCTACCTCAAAAAGCAAGTAAGGCAATTATTAATGAAAAAACAAGACGCATTGTTGATCTTCTAACTAAAGGTGCAGCAGTTGGGTCGTCTAGTTTCGTAACAAACCAATAACAGGAGAAAATTTAAATGGCATTTAACGGATCAGGAACATTTGAAAGATTGTATAATTGGGTAACCGACTTAGGTAATTCAGTAAATATTACAGCATCAAGAATGGATGGTGAGATGGATGGTATGGCAACCGGCTTATCTAATTGTATTACAAAGGATGGTCAAACTACTATCACTGCCAATATTCCAATGAACTCTAAGAAGCTCACTGGATTAACAAACGGTAGCGCAAGAACAGATTCTATAGCGTTAGGTCAGGTTCAAGATGGTACTTATACTACCCTTGGAACAGCTGGTGGATCTGCTGATACTTACACAGCAACACCCTCTCCTGCTATAACTGCTTATGCTACTGGATCTAGATTCAATATTAAAATAAATGCTGATAATACAGGCGCTTCTACTTTAAATATTTCAGCTGTTGGTGCCAAGAATATGAAAAAATATGATGGTGCTGGAGCTAAAGTTGATGTAGAATCTGGTGATTTACAGCAAGACCAATATTATGACTTACTTTATGATGGCACAGATGTTGTTGTTCTAAACCCTCAGAAACCTTATATTGATGCACTAAACTTTTCTGACCCTTCTTTTAATCGTAACTATGTTACTAACGGTCAGGCTTCTGTTTCAACCAGAGGAACAACTTTTGATTCAACAACAACTCCAGCCAATAATGACGATACTATTTTATTTGATGGTATTCGCCTATTATCAGATGGGAATGACATTGCTGATGTCTCTCAAGAAACTACTACAGTTCCAACTGGCGCTTATTCGGCAATTAAGTTCGACCAAGAAACAGCTAACAAACAATGGGCTTGCCTTCATGTGCTTAGCGCTGCTGATTCAGCAGCAATGATTGGAAGCACAGCTTCTTTATCATTTAGCGCAAGAAAAGGTGGATCAAACGCAACCCTAGAAACATTAAGGGCTGCTGTTATTTCTTGGACTGGTACTGCTGATTCTGTAACAACTGATGTTGTTGCAACTTGGAATGGAGCAGGAACTGATCCTTCCCTTGCAACTAATTGGACCTATGAGAACACTCCAAGCGACCTAACATTAACAACTTCTTATCAAACTTTTTCTATTGCCAATGTTTCGATTGATACCTCTTCAACGGCAAATGTTGCTGTATTAATCTGGCTAGATGATACAGATGCAACAGTTGCTGATACTGCATTTATCACTAATATCAAATTAGAAAAAGGCACATCAGTTACAGCTTTTGATCCGAGGTTATTTAATGAGGAAAGAAGTGCGGTTGGTATTGGTCTAGTTCAAACAGATAGCTCATTATCTTCAACTTATACAAATACATCAACAGCCATTCCTTTTGACAATACTATTCCTCAAAATACTGAAGGAGCAGAATTTACCACTCTAGCGTTTACTCCAAAATATGCTACTTCAACATTAAAAATAACTATTAATGCTGTTCTAGCTGCCAATGGTACGCAACAAATGGCTATAGCGCTATTTAAAGATAGTGACGCAGATGCTATTGCAGCTTCAGCATCACATGATGACACAGGGGGAAGAAATAGAGTTCTAACAGCTATATACTTTGAGAGCTCTGGCTCAACTTCATCTAGGACATATAAATTGAGATATGGCTCTAGTGCCGGATCTTGTTATATTAATGGAAACACTTCTACTGCATACTTTGGCGGAGCACTGAAGAGCGGAATAATTATTGAGGAGATTTTATAATGACATTACAAAAAGGAACTTATTGCTATGTTGACTCTAATGGCAAGGCCGTTGAAGTATCAACCGTTGATTTAAATAGATCTGACATAACCTTTGTCGGTGAAGCGCCTATTGATTTTCCGATAAGAAAATGGGATTTTGGCAGCAATCAATGGGTTGATGATATAGATCCACAAAAAGATGCCTTAATCAAAACAGAGCAAGAATATCTAAACTCAACTGATTGGTATATCATAAGAGAAGTTGATAATGGCACAGCATGTCCACAAAATATTAAGGATGCACGTGCAGCAGCGCGCTTAAAAATCAACAATATTAAGCAAGCCGCTAATCAATCAGAATTAGATCAACTTAATTAATGGAAAAACAATTTCAAAAAGTAGCAGAAACCGCCTCTGATCCATCTCATTGGACCACTATTGGTATTATTGCTGGTATTTTTGGAATTGTTGTAAAGGGACTTAGATATTTGATTACTGCAGAAGTTACTAAAGCGTTAGAAATTAAAATAGAAGAACTCAATAAAAAAGTTGAGGAATCTAATAGAGAGACTAACGAAAAAATTGATAAGTTAATACACGTAATAATAAGCAATAATGGCAAAAAATAACAAAAAAAGCGTAATAGCAGAAGTTTTTGCCGAATGGCTTGCATATTTAGATCATCATCGCATACAAGCTCGCATTTGGGTATCTATATTAAGTATAGCTATTGGAATCTCCTTAATAACTATTTCTATAGTAGTTGGCAAGGCAGTAGGACAAGCAGCTGTTAAAATGTTTATATAGTTATGAGTAAAAATACTGTACCTCAAATATTACAAGACCGCTGGGGATCGTTCAGTTCAAAGAGATTAACTGGAATGATTTGTACTGGCTTTGGTTTGATGGAGAAGTTCGCTCTATTTGTAACTGGTCTTATGGGTGATGTTACTAATTTTAGTGAGCTAGATGCTTCAGCTAATTGGTTGATTGGCTTTGGTGTTGGCTTACTTGGTACATCTGTTCTTGAACAAAAGAAAAAATAATATGCCAGACTTGGTGATGGACTCAATAGTTAATAGCTATTGGATAGGATTTTTTGTAATAGCTACAATGATAGCTTTGTGGCTTAATAATGATTTTGATAGATGGTAAAAATTATAAAAGCAATATTTGGTTTCTTTTTAGTGTTTCTAGGTTTTTTCGTAGGCAAAACACAAAGAGAAAATAATAAACTAAACGAAACCTTGAAGAATGTTAGAAAGGCAAAACAAATCGATTCTGATATTTCTGCTCTTAGCGATCCTGAGCTTGATCGTAAGTTGCAAAAATACGGACGCAAGCAAAAGTAGTTTTTGCATAATATCAACCCCTATTACCCAATATGACAATGAATTTTCTGCGCTTTCTCGAAGAACTAAAGAACAAATTCTTCAACACAACGAGAAATACTGCACCTTGTGCG